CTCATGCAGAAGGTCAACGAGGGATGGGATAAGAAGTGGATCGAGGAATTGATTGAGAACTCGAAAGGATTTTATTCTGAGGAGAGTTATTCCACGGATCTCATGTCATATGACACCGGTAACTTTTACGGCCAACAGGATTACGAGGGCATGGTTCGGGTAATTACGACATATCGTAAGGAACTGGATGAAGATGATGTGCCTATCTGCACAATTACTTGCTGGGCTGATGAGGTTGAGGGTCATGGTTTTCATAGTCCGATGCAATATGATCAGGGCAGATATCCATTTGTCTGCATCACTCGGGAAAATTTAAATCACCGCCTACTCGATTCTCGAGGTTACCCTGAGCTTTTAAAGTCTTACCAACAGGCCGTGAAAACGGAACTCGACAGCCGGCGTGACAGAGCATCTATGAGTACGATGCCAGCCGCAGAGTATGTGGTTGGTCGTAAGCCCGAACGGATCGGACCAGGCGCACAGATTCCAGTTCGTAGAAGAGGAGAGTTTGGATTTGTTGAGATCCCTCGCTACTCACCGGCAAGCATGGAGGTGGAGATGCAGTTAAGACAACTCGCCAACAAGATAACCGGCCGAGCAACATCCGCCGAGGATGCAGTTGAAGCAAACAGTATTAGACAGCACTTGGTCAATCAATGGCTCAATGGATTCAAACAGATTTTAAATCGGATATGGTGCTTGGACCGAACTTACGGCGGTCCGCAAATTTGGTTCAGAGTCACAAATAACGAACAGGGTGCGATGCTCATGCTCGATGAAACTGCCGAGGTTTACGATTTTAATATCACTTGGAACTCGATGAACCAGGACGAGGAGAAAGTTCTTCAGAAATTGGATACAGTGGGTAAATTAATGGCTCAGTATGATCGCCAAGGGGTTGGCAGATATGATGTATATCTCCGCAAAGTACTTGAGGCTATCGATCCTAATCTTGCCGGCCAACTGATCGCCCCAGTTGAAGAGGCAACTGATAAAGAGATTCAGGAAACTTCTGCCGACATTGCAAAGATTGCATCGGGTCAGGTAGTAAATGTTCCTCAACAGGGAGTAAATTCTCAACTTCGCTTACAGAAGTTACAGGAGTACCTCAGAGGAACACCCGAAGTACCGGCAACCGATGTCCAACAAAGGATGCAAGAGGATGAAAACTTCGCAAAGAGACTTCAGACATATGCGGGTCAGCTTGAAATGATGCAAATGCAACAAAAGAACGCAATAATTGGACAGCTAGGTACTGCCCCTGGCAATGTACCAGGAACATCGGGGGTAGCGGCATGATTAAATTATCAAACGAAGAAGAAAAAAAATTCCAAGAATGGTGGGAGTCTGATCCGGATGTACAAGCATGGAAAGCATCTTTAAAAAAAGAAGATGAAATAAATTTAATAAAAGAAGGCCACAGTCCCCAAAAAGCAAAAAAAATAGCTCGTTCACCTAGCTACGATTATCCCCAAGAAATGATTAATGCGGGTAATTATTATGACTACCGGAAAGCGTGGAAGTCGGGGGATTCGCCAAAAGTAAATAAACATGATGGCAAATACCATTGGGGCAGTTCAGGTAAAGCGGTTAACCACCCCACTGCATGGAAAGAGTCGTATTTAAAAGTAACGGGTAAAAATCCTGACGAAATCGGCATATCTGAAAAGCAAGGAGTCGAAACCCTTAAAAATTACCATTCATTAATTATTAATAAATTTCTCTCTCCTCCCCAAAACAATCAATACTTATTTGATAAATTTAACCGCTATTAAAAAGGAAATATTATGCCATACGGAAAAAGAACATACGGATCGAAGGTTGGAATGGGACGGAGAGTAAAACCAGTAAGAAGGAAAAAATGACATTAGCAGATGCAATCGCCGGACTAGGTGAACAGACTGAATGGCTAGTCGTAAAAGAATTTATCAAAGAACAAAGAGATATGTGCCTGGTCGATTTTCAGGATTATACCCATGTCGATAACCCGCAAAAACTCGCCCGTCTAAGTGGCGAGATAGCTGGACTTACTCGCATAATAGAAAGTTTAGAAAATGCCGAGCCTGACACCCCATCAGCAGTTTAAAAACGAACATCGCGCTCTGTTAAAGCGTTGGATCGATGAAAGCGATATTGAAGATATGGAAATCGCTAAAATCGCAGTAGCCGATGTCGAGGAATGGCTGGATGAGGATGTTGTAGATTTTGAATCCGACATCCCCCTCGATGACTAAGCGACTTGGGTACATTTACGAACAGGAATTTTTCACTCAGGCTTTAAGGCACGGCCTGGAAGTATTCACCCCGCTCGGGGATCACTTACCACAAGACTGCATTGTGGTGAATGCCGCCGGTAAAAAGTTTAATGTTCAAGTCAAGGGGACTGAAAAAGCTAAACTAAGCGATAAGACTCGAGCTATTCGGCGGTACAAGTTTTCGTGTACTACTGGCCGTGCCGTCAAGAAGCCCCTCGACTGCACAAAGGTCGATGTGGTGGCAGTCTACTGCGATGACATTCGGATTTGGTATTTGATTCCGTGCATGGCCATTGATGGGGCTGTAACAATCGCCGTCTATCCCCATGTAAAGGACTCAAAAGCCAAACACGAGAAGTTTAAAGAAAATTGGGAAATATTTAAAACTGCCTGAGTAATTTATCCGCCCCCTTGTTATAATTGTAATCGGTGCATCATATCGATGTGCAGATTAACGCAAGAGTGCGAACTTTAAACGCAGAAAACATGGCAGATACAGAATTGACCGAGGCTTCGGGTACGACAACGGAAGCAGAAATACAACCAACGCAAAGCATTACGACCCTTGAGGAGTTAACGGCATCGTTCGTTGACAAAGTAGAGGAGAGTGAAGCGAAACAGGAATCTGAAGTGGAGCCTGGTCCCGAGACCACAACCGCAGATGCAGATACCGACCAGGATAAAGATGTTCTTTTACAGTCAACCGAGTCTGAGGAATCAGAGGAGGAGGAAACGGAGGAAATAGCTGAAGAGGAAGAGGAAACAGAGGACGAAGCTGAACCGCCCAAAGCTGTTGGCAAACTGCTTAAACAAGTCAATAAATTGACCGCTCGAGCAAAGACCGCCGAAGAAACAGCCGAAGCATTACAAGCTCAGATTGAAGCCTTAAAATCCAATCCGCAGAAGCAATCGGAACCCAGTCAGCCAGCCTTGGAAGAAGTCCAAGATTTTCAATCGTTGGAAACTTTACGAAAGGAAGCACTTGCCGCCAAAAAATGGGCACTCCAAAATATTGGCCGTGACTATGTAGAATCCGGCGGGAAAGAATACAGCGATGATGACATTCGTGGCGTATTAACCCAAGCCGAAGAATACTTGTCTGAGAAGATCCCCGAAAGGGCGCAATATCTTCAAGAAGCACAGCAATGGCGACAGGATACGATTAATGCTCATCCGTGGATTTCAGAAACAGTCGATACCGACCAAGCTGAAGAACGCCGTGGCGTTTTTAACCAGTTAAAGAGTCAGTATGCAAATGTTCTGAACTCCCTACCGAATGGCGACTTTATAGCGGCCACACTCGTAAGAGGGGTGGAAGCGATTAAAGCTGATCAGGCGGCCAAGACGGCCAAGCCGAAGGCCAAGAAGGTAGCCAAAGCACCTCCCCCAACGATGGGCGATTCAAGCCCACCGATTCAAACTTCAGCCACTCGAAAGACTGCAAATAAACAAAAGATTTTGGAGCGAGGACGACTCTCGGAAAATGATCTAGCCGCATTTCTAGCGGAATAAAATTTATAAAACTTCAAAATAAGGAATTAAAAAAATGTCAATCGCAACAAGCTACAATGTAGTAAGCACTAAAGGTGCTAGAGAAAATCTCGAAAATGTGATGAAAACTGTTTCACCACAGGAGACTCCAATCTACTCAACAATCCCACAATCCGCCGCTCCAAAAGCAACTCTTAATGAGTGGTTGGTTGACTCACTTGCCGATCCAGTAGGATCAGGTGGAAACATCGATGGTGCTGACTTAACTATTTCAGATGCCGCTAACTTAATTGACACACGCGCTCGTTTGTCTAACCGGGTGGCCACATTTAGGGATATTTTTGCCGTATCAAGACAAGCCGAGATGGTAGATGTCGCTCCTGGCGGATCACTCTTTGCGGCCTCTCAGGCTAAGAGTCTTATCCAACTTAAAAATAGTTTGGAGACTGCTATTGGTTCTGATAATGATCAAGCCGCTGGCACTAATCTTGCGGGGAGTTCGATGTGCGGGTTAGGCCTATGGAGTGATCCCACACATACGGGGGCGACCTTCGATACATCCTTAAAGCAAGGATTTCGTGCAGTTAGTGGTTCTCGTGTTTCTATCGGTTCTTTAACTGAGTCTGCTTTCCGTGGACTTCTACAGGCTGTTTACACTGCTTCCGGTTCTAAAGGTTCTTTCAGACTTTTCGCTGGGCCAGCACTCGTAAATAAAATAACCGACTTTACCAGGTCCACTACTACAAACAGTGACTTTAACTTC